TCGCCTCCGCCGGCTTCGTCTGTGTCGTAGAACCGGGACGTGAGGTACAGGTCGTTCTCGTAGACCACGACTTCCTCGACGTTGCCGTCCTTGTCCTTCACCTTCCGGAACACCCCACCATCCTTACCACGGAAGTAGGGCCACGGGTAGGTCGGGATGTTGATCTGCACGAACTGGGGCGCGCGGCCCTCGATATTGTCTGGGTCGAGCTGCTGTTCTACAACGTAGACGCCATCAGTCTCTGGCGCTGCCTCGACCTTGCGGCCCAGCACGATCGGGCTGGTGATGCGCAGTGCGCACTTCTCGCAGTCCGTCGGGAAGTTGTCCTTGTACCACTGGCAGGTGTGCGGGCCGGCAGTGTCCCTCGCCTTCGCGATGGTCTTCTCCGGGCTGTACCCCGGGTGGCCTTCCGACATCTTGTGGATGGCCGTCGACCCATCCTCGCATCGCCACGCGATCGACAGCGCGGCACGCCACAACGGCTCTTCCAGTGTCTCGGCCTCCTTCAGGGCCTTCGCAATCTGCGCACAGCCATGCCCGGTCAGGCTCTTCTTGGCAATGCGCGCGAACGACGTGGCGGGGTAATCCCCTCGTGCCAACGACTTTGTGAATGAGTCTCCGCCCGCCTCGCGCACTGAACTGAGGTCCACCCCATCGAGCGCGTCGGGTTGGGGCAGGAGTTTGGCAAACTCACTCAGCGGTGTGGGTACACCTTCGGCGAACAGAATGACTGGGAGCTTCGGATCCTTCTTGCAGTTGAACGTACCCGGTATGCGCAAGAGCCGCACGCAGTCCGCGGTCGCCACTGGGTCGATCTGGAATCCGCTCGTCAGACAGAGCTTCTTGAACGCCAGCGCCAGCGGGCGCCACACGTCCCGTGCCATGACCTCCACGATGGGCCAGTACACATGCAAACCGTTACCGGAGTCCACGATATAGGGGGCTGAAAGCCCGGTCTTGTCGGTGAATTCCCGCAGGGCGGTAGCGCCGGCCGCCTTATCGATGTAGGGCTTGCCCGGTCCGCAGTCCACGTCAGCGAAGAAGCATCGAAGGCTGTCCGCGTCGGCGGCTTGCCTGTGCGTGGACCCGGCATGCAGCTTGGAGAGATTGAAGTACGCATCGCGGCCGGACTCGGCTACGGTAGTGCCAGCAGCAAGGATCGCTTCCGGTGAGTCGACGATTTTCGTCCTGACCCCGCCGCCGGCCACGATGCCCGCCACCAAATAGGGACCCCCCGGAGGCAGGATAGCCTCAAGAAAAGATACGCTCACGCTGCCTCACGGTAGGTACGGGTAGGAGGGGGTGGGGCAGCGGCCCGTGTTCCGCTTTGTCGGGAGGAGATCAGCCCTCCCCTAGCCCCGCCGTGGACTATAGTTTAGCCCGGTGGTACTCCGCAATGGCTTCGTTGATCTTGGCCACGTTCTTGGGAGACGGAGTCACCACCCCGAAGAACCACTCGTAGACCGCCTGCCGGGACACTCCGAGCTTCTCCGACAGGGTGCGAACGGACACATTGTTCTGCACCGCCAGCACCCCGAGCTCGACCCACGGCTTGGACTGGTCACCTGCAACCAGTGCCTGTACCAGCTCGTACGAGTACCCCTTGGACTTAATCTTCGTCATCGCTCGTCCAGCTGGAGATGATGGCATCCGCACTCTTGGCTACCGTCGGGGTTTCGGACTTCTTGGCGTCCCGCTTGACCGTCGGTTCCGGGTCCTCGACCAAGGTCGGTTCCTTGAACGCCGCGGGGGCGGCAGTAACCTTGCCGTCATCATCCTTCAGAACGTACTTCGTGTCGATGGCGGCCTTGGCCTCAGCGGACTCCCCTTGCGAGCGGGAGATGGCGATCTCCTCACGCGACAGCGGGCGCGCGGCGCGGAACTTCAGCACCGGGACAGCTTCGCTGGTGTCGAATCGGGCTTCGGTGACGACACTGGACATCGGCACGTCGTGCCCTGCGAGGAAGCGAGCGTAGGCTTGGAAGCCCATCTTCTCCCCTTCAGGCTTGCCGAAGAACGACGTGGCCGGCAGTTGCAGCCGGTACACGTTGCCGGTGAGGTCACCTTCCAGCGCCACTGCGATGCGCTGGTTGAACCGGCACGCACGGGATCCGTTCTTGCCCGAGCCCGCGATGTTCTGCGGGCAGGTGGCACACGAGGCGCCCTGCGGGGCCTTGACCGACGGGTCCGGCTTCTTGGTGTCGGTGGAGTAGCACACCGGAGCAGCAGCTTCGCCTTCGACGTAGTCACCAGCGTAGTACACCCGAGACAGCGAGGGCGCCGCGTTGACCACCACGAAGTTCATGGCGCGGTCTTCGTTCTTGGAGACCTCTTCGCCGCCGACGACCATGCGCCACACGCCCCCCTTGATGGAGATCGTGCGCCCGGTGCCGCCACCGGCCAACCGCTTGGTCATCTCATCCGCACCCTCACGGAGGTAGTCGGGGAGCACTGCGCCAGATTTGAACAGAGAAATTTCGTTAGCCATTTCGATTCCTTGGGTTGGGTTACTTCGATGCGCGACGGACGGTGATGTCGTACTTGGCGTCCGCGTTCAAGCCCGGCGGGAGAAGCTCCGGGTGTTCCTGCAAGAACGTCTTGATGTTGGTCTGATGCAGACGCTGCTCCAGAAGGTCGAGGGCGTCGTGTTCCTTGATGAACGCGTGCATGGAGTCCCAGTCGCTCGTCCAGTACCGCGTCTTCACTATACGGGTGAACGTCCCGTACGCCGTCTTGCCCCCACTCTGCCCGGTCTCTTCGCAGATGCGAAGCAGGGCGTCCTTCACGATGGCCATCTCGTCGGTCAACCCATTGATGCGGGTCTCCATCTCCTTGACCATCGCTTCCTTGGCGTCGCGCATCTTCACGTACACCTGCACGAGCTGGTCAGCCTTGCTTGTTTCCGTGTTCATCCTTCCTCCTTGGTAGGTACAGCTAGTTTACTATGTCCACTGACCAAGTCAAGCTATTTCCTGTTTGTACAGGTCCACCAAACCTTGGTGCATGTCCACCTTGCCGTCGAGCATCGCGTACATCCGCCGCTCGACTGGGCTCCCTTGCAGCCTCACCACCGTGACGTTGTTCTTCTGCCCCGCCCGGTGGGCCCGTGCATTACCTTGCAGGTACAGCTCTGCTGACGGCGTCGGCCCCCACCACACCACAGTGTCCGCTTTAGTCAACGTAATGCCGTGCGCAGCCGCCTGAGGTATCAGGAGTATAACCCGCATCGTTTCTGTAGTCTGAAACGCCTTGATAAGCTCCGCCCTGACCCCCGCCGGAGTTCCGCCGTGGATCGCCCCGACCGCAGGATGCCCCAGCTTCGCACTCAGTTCTGTCTGCAACCTTTCAAGCGAATGGCGGAACGGCACGAACACGATGCTCTTGTGTTCAGTACCCTCAATGACGTCCATCAGCTCGTCGATGCGGTTCGAGATGTCGAATTCGACGACTTCACGTTCGGTCGTGTAGGCTACTCCCTGCGAAATCTGAAGCAATTTGTTGATAACCCCAGCCGCATTCACCGCGGTAATCTCCGCACCAGCGGCCTGCGCCGCCATGTCGTCCTTGATGAGTTTGTAGTACTTCTCCTGCTGCTTGGTCAGCGGCACGTCGCGAGTCGTGTACAGCATGTCCGGGAGGTCGAGACATTCCTCCTTCGTGAACCGGATGGCAGGCTGCAACGCTGCGTGAACGGTCTCCTGTGCATTGAACTTCGGTACCCACTTGAACTGCGTGAGCTGGGTCATGACCTTGTTGCGCCACGCTGTAGCAGACCGGGGCACCGCGTCGGGGTTCACCAGCTTGGCCAGCCCGTACGCATCGAGGGGGGATTGGGAGGCGGGGGTGCCGGTCATGAGCCACAAACGTGTAGAGGGTTTGAGCAAGCTAGAGAGCGCCTTCCAACGGTCAGTCTGAGGGTTCTTAATCGCTGTCGCTTCATCAACGATAACGAGGTCAAACCCACCAGCCTCAAGCTCGTCGCGCACTACCTTTACGCCATCGAAGTTGATGATGACGAAGTCGTAGTTGCCCGCGATGATCTCTGCCCGCTTGGCGCGGGACCCCGAGGCAATAGCCACGCTGCGGTTCATGACGGTCCGGAACAGGTCGGCCCGCCACGCTGTGTCCATGATGGACACCGGGCACACGATGAGCACTCGCCGCACGAAGCCCCGGGTGAGGAGGTAGTCCGCCGCCCACGCAGCAGCGCTGGTCTTCCCTGTCCCGGCTTGGCTAAGGTTCAAGCAACGGGGGTGCATGGCCATGAACGCAGCGGAGGTCCGCTGGTGGTCGAACGGGGTGTAGACCCCGGGCCAGTCGTACCGCCCTAGGATGGGATGCGGCACGTTCTTGATCTTGAGGTTGTGCAGGATGCGGACTTCGTCCGGCCCCCAGTGCACCAGCACCTTCGCCTTGTCCCCGTTGCGTTCGATGATCTGACTCTTGGGGATGATGGCCGTGATCTGGTCTGCCTTCTTGGTAACGAAGAGCAGAGCCTTGTTGTCGATGATTTCCAAGCTACCCTCGAAGAAAACGGCGAGATACCGGTGGGTATCTCGCCAAAGCTACTTCAGGAGGAGGCCGCGATGGTGAACCGCGGCACGTCAATACTACGCCGATCTTGCCGAGGTGCAACTACTTCTCGCGCTTGCTCTTCTGAGTCTTGAGGGCCCCGGACGAGGTACGGGCGAAGCTGCGGTTCTCACCCTTGGGGACTACGCGAAGGTTCGTGGTGCCGGGCGCCCCGCCCTTGCTCAACGGCACGGTGTGGTCCACGTCCATGCCATCACCCTTGTGGACCTTGCCCTCACGCTCAAGTTGCCGTCGAGCTTTGTTGCGCAATGCGCGCCGCTTCTTCTGCTCTTCAGATCCTTGATACTTGTCGTACTCGTCGCGGTAATTCCTAGCCATAATTAGTCCCTCTTATACTCGCACGTAGCGACGGGGCAGAAACGGCACAGCGGCCCCGAAGTCGGGTTCCACACCCCGGTGTCCGCCTGCTCCTCGATCATGTTCGCCTCGCCCGCCCACTTCGACAGGATATCCGGAAGCTCGGCACGGGTGAACTCGCACGGGATCATCTGCTTCGCCACGACGAACATCAGCATACCCTTGACCTTCTGCACTGTGGGGTAGTGCTGCATGACCATCGCCGCCATCAGTGCGATCTGTCCGGGGTCCGCAAACCTCGCGGACTTCCCCGTCTTGTAATCCGCCACCCTAGCCACGGTCCGCGCTTCGTTCAGGTGCAGGAAGTCCGGGATCCCTCGGAACCACACATCTGGGGCGAAGAACTCGCACGGGCTGAGGTCGCGTCGCAGTCCCATCTTGTGCTCACACAGGGTCGTACCCCCCAGTCCGGCGAGAGGCTCAACATACGAGCTGAACCGCTCAAACTGAGGAGGAAGCGGGATGCCGCGCTGCACGAAGTCCTCAAACGCCTTGTGCACCGCAGTGCCGTACAGCGTAGCCTCGGTATCCCCTTGCTTGAACTTTTTGAGAATGCGAACTTCATGATAGCGGCGGCGGCACCCGAGGAAGTCTTTGATAGCGGAGTACGAGTGTTTGAGTTCCATGCCGATCCTTGGTAGTGATGCTTCCGCAGTCTAGCAGTCCCCATACGACGCGCCAACGCCTGATTCGCAGGCCAGCGGCAGCCCGGTGGCCCACTTCGGAACCCACGACATGCACTCTTCGACGAACGCCCGGGCCTCGTCCGCTTCCTCCCGCTTGGCGATGATCGCGACAGCATCGTGGACCGTGAGCACTACCTTGTACCGCTTCGAGATCTTGAGCATCTGCTCCGCCACAATACAGCGCGCAACTGCCTGCCCCAGATTCTCGATAACCTTGCCTCCGTATATGTGTACAGGCTGTCCTTTGGACGTGTACACCCAGTTCGCTTTACCTTCCTCATTCGTCTCGCGGCGCAGGTGCGGGTACTGGATATGCAACCCGCTCGGCAAGGTGATCCCCAGCTCGGCGACGCAGCAGAGTCCGTTCACGTCCACTTCGAACGACTGCCGGTTGGCGATGGCGTGCAGCGCATTCTCGCCCCGAGTCCACAGCGCCTTGATCTTGGCGTACTTGGAACGGTAGGTGTCGATGATGCTCTTCGCCTCATCCAGCGTGACGTCTACCCCCGCGTTTACCTTGAGATAATCCTTGAGCTTTACATGCCCGACGCCGTATCCACATCCGAGTACTACCGTTTTTCCTACCTGTCTTTGTAGCGGAGTCACTTCTTCCGGAGTGCAGCTGTAGATGGCGGCCGCCATGATGCGGTACACGTCGCGCTTCGCTGCGAAGTCCGCCACGAGGTCATCCTGCCCAGCCATCCACGCCAGCGTGCGCGCTTCGATCTGGGAGGAGTCGCAGTCGATGACGACATACCCCGGGGACGCCTTAATAGCGCGCTTGATCCGGTTTTTGTACTTCCCGCGGGACGCTAAATTCTGGAGGTTAATGGAGTCTTGCCCACTCCAGCGCCCCGAGTGGGCTCCATAGTACCTCAATGGTACCGGAAAATTACCCCGCGAAGCCATAGCAATGAAGCGCTCAGTACGGCTCTCCTCGATCGTGCTCTTGTTCCCCAGCCGGGCGTCCACCAGCGCGGCCACCTTGAGGTCCGGGTGCTCCCGCAGTGCCAGAAACTCCTGATCCGTCTTGGCGAACGCGTATGCGACCTTGCCCGTCGTCTTGCTGATCTTGGTCGGGGGCTCCACACCGAAGCTGCGCAGCAACGTCGCGAACTTCTCGTTGGACATGAGCAGCTTCTTGATACCCCCATTCTCCGGGGCGAAAATCGCCATCAGCGCGTCAGGGTCCGCACTCTCGATGAATGCCTGCTTGAGGTCGGTGAGCAGCTGCTCCTTGGTAGCCAGCACGTCGTTGCGGTGCTCGTGGAGAAGGGCCGCGTCCAACTGGAGCACCGGCTCGATGTACATACGCAGCGTGAGGTCGATGAGCTTCATCTCCTTGGTAGGAAACCCCAGCCCAAGGTAGTGCCCGAACAGGTCGCGCGTCAGTACCACGTCGTTGACGCAATACTCCCCATACTCGCGCAATTCGTACGGCGTGAAGTCCGCGTACCGCATCCCGACGACCCGGTGGACGGTGTCCCCCTTCGCGCCGAGCCCCATACGCCCCGCCTGCGCTGCCAGCCCATGACTTGACGTGTGCGGGTACAAGGCGCGGGACATGCCGAGCGTGTCTGCGTAGGCCATAGGAACGATGCCGTACTTCCATGCAAGGATCGCCCCGTCGAAGGCCGTGTTCTGGCACACGAGCATCGCGTCGCTCCAGTCGATCGCCCGCAGCGCAGCCTCCACCTCCGGCTGCGGGTACCACCGCACGTTGTTCGGCCCCAGTCCGATCGCGCAGCCGATCACCTCGAACCTGTCGTCCCGGATGTACTCCTCCGTGGGCATCTTGGAAAGAGAGTAGTCGGCTGCGTAGTAGGTTTCGAAGTCAACTGTGATGAGTTTAGGCACCGGATCCCCTTACTCGAAGCAGAACTCTGTTTGCAGCCCGGGCTCGCTTGTATGCCCCCCAGAGAATGAAGCGCTCTAACAGCCCGAAACTAAATGGCGGGAGTTTAGATTCCGCGGGGAAGCCTGTGAACATCGACGCGCCGTTCGCAACCCATATGGCCAAGCCGGTAGGCGTGTGCACGGCGACGTATGCGCTGGAAAAGTCCCAGTCCATCGGGTCGCCCAGCATGTCATACGCCTGTTCACCGTCGGCGCTGAGGAGCCAGTTCCAGTTGGACTTAGGCATTCGGCGGCTCCACTTTCGCAACCAGTTCGTACCGCTCGGAGAACCACCGGACGACATCGTCCGCCGTGGTGTGCTTGGACAGGAACTTCTCCAGATCGGGCACGACCCTCGCGCGCTTGTCGCTCTCGACCGCTTCGGCTTCGGTCTCGTACAGGAACCCGCGCCGGTCTTCCCACCGCGTCACTTTCTTAGCCATTGTCATCCCCCTTCCATGCGTTGAGCCGTTTGGCGATTTCGTGAGCGTACTCGATCTTCCGCTCCCGTGTACCGAAGTCCCCGGTTATCAGCATCAGGACATCATGCGTGAAGTCGTCGCTGGACAGCCACACGTCCTTGTCGTGCTTGGGAGCATACACCTCCCACGGGCCAGTCTCGCTGATCGGTTCGTTCATCATTTGAAGAGCCTCGCGATCAATCCCCGTTGGTTCTGCGCACAGTCGGCTTGGTAACTCCCGAGCGGCGGCCGGTTCCCGATACCCGCGAGGGCGTTCTGTTGCATGGCAGCCCTATGGGCCTCCATTACGGCTTGGCTGTACGCAGCCTGCGCGGTGTTATTGTAAGCGGGTGCCTTTGTGGGGGACGCTTCCGCTTCCTCCTTCCCCCCGCCCACGATAGTCGTGAGGACGTGTTCCGTGAAGAGGTCCTCCAGCATGAGGTCGAACGCGTCCGCAAGTGCAGCGACGTCCCGCCGTGAGATCCACGTGGGGGTTGCACCAGTTTTGACGTCGCGTACGACCCCAGTGAACCGCCCCTCACCTCGAAACTCCTCCGGATGTGTCTTCATCCGCTCGATGAGCATGGTAGCTCCAGCGGAGCACGGCTTCGGTTGTTCGTCCATCACACACCCTCCAGTTCGATCGGGTCAATCGTGAAGTAGTCGCACTCTGTGAAGCCCTTCGGAGCGGCAAGTAACCACGCCGCGTATGCCTCACAATACGCCTGCCATGCGGTTTCGTCGGAGTCGTCAGTCACCGGCCGCGCAGCCAGATACGCTTCGTACTCCGCCTGTACTTGGTTGGCCGCTTCCTTGGTCGTGAACGCCCGGAGCATTTGCGAGCCTTCGTATTCGTACACCGCCGTCACTACGTAAATCGTTGTCATGTCTCGTGGTCCTTTGTGTTAGCGCGTCGTAACCGCGCTGGTATTACATCCGTGATGAGATACACCCATCCCCATGCGACAGCCATAAGCACCGCCACCCGAACCCACCACGGCAGTCCGGCCCACATCACTCGCCCTCCGTCGGCGGCGTCACGTCGTGCAACATGTCGCGGTCTTCGAGCTTGCTGCACTTGGTGCAGCGCCATACTGAGCGTTTC